GCCATTTCCATTTCGTACTTGCTGTCACTGGTCGGATCTTCTTTGAAGTGTCTGGTGATGCTTTCGTTATCCAGATCCTTCGTGGCCGCAAGGTTAGTGATCAGCTCATTGCGCGGAACCTTGATAGTGCCGCCCACCTGCAATGCTTGGTTGATCTCTGACAGCGATACGGACGGCATTAACGCTTCTACTTGCTGGCGTGATAGACCTTCCTGATTCAGCAGTTGCGACGGATCAACATACAGTGACCGCTCATTATCATCCATTGACTCCAATGCATTGCGCACTGTTACTGAATCCAAGTGTGTCGCATCCATTTCCTCGACTTTCTGAACCTCACCAAGCAACGAATTATGCTTGTCGATAACCGCCTGCTTCTTGGCCTTGATGCGCGCATCAATCCTGCCAACAATTGCCTTGCCGGTAGACTGTACTGCGCTGCCGCCTACGCCGGCGGAACCTCCACCAATTGCGCCTAGAACATACGCCTGCAGCTGCCCATCTATAAAAGAAAGTGTTTTATCCATGTTGTCGGCTTTATCGGCCTCTGCATGCGTAAGCCCAGGTATCTCACCATTTTTTGCAGCATCGTATGTTTGTGTGATAATTTCAGTGGCATGTTCCTCTGTTCCGTTCGCAATAGCTGCATACATCCACTTCTTAAGTGTAGGAAGCCCAGAGTCCTTTATTACGTCAAGCAGCTTATTTGTACCAATAGACTCGCCAAGATATTCTGCGGCAGCATGAACGCGCGCGCCTTGCATCTTGTTTTCGTCAGAAAGGCCTGCGCGCTCTTTGTCATTAAGATACGCGCCACCTACAGACCCATAAAACATAGCAAGACCAAGACCAGGAACAGATGCCGTCGCAATACTTTTCCCTGTTTGCGCTACCGATCCAAGCCCTTCTTGCACAAACCATTCCGGTGAATATGGCGACAATCCTTTTACCTTCATTGCATCAGCATCAGATGCTTTTTCTTGGCTCATTTCACCAAGAACAGAGCGCTCTGCGTTATATGTTTTATCTGCGTCAGGATACTTTGCCCTTTCCTCTCGCGATTTCTTCCTGCCTATACCACCAGCTACCGCATCAAGTACATCATAGCTATTGCGCAGATTTTTGTTTTTATCCAAATGCGAATCAGTGACCTGCTGCCCAGTCAGATTATGGAATTCGCTGTATTGCTGACTCTTTGGCATTGACCGAATTCTATCAACTTCCTGTCTTGCCTCGTCCCATGACTTAGACTTTTCAACGGCGTCAAGATGTCGAAGCCATGCCTGATGTTCTTCAATCTTGAAATATGAATACGCATCAATAACGTCTTTCTGTAGCGCAGAGAATGACAGTGGCGACAGACCACCCTTAACAAGGTCTGTCAAGCCGTGTTTCTGCGGATCGTTATTGCTAGTACTACGCGATTGCTCAACTTCTGCCAGCTTCTGCACGTCGTTTTTCAGTATCTGGAAAGACACATGATCGTCAGTCAAATGCTGCGCCGTTTTAGGAGCTTTGGTTGCCAGTCCAATCCAGTCGTGCTTGTTTACTTGCTTCTCGACCTCATCAGGGATTGCTTTTGCAACTTCATACGTTACGCCAGCAGCCTTTGCCAGATTTGAATGCTTGGCAACCTGATCAGGCGCATCGCTTGATGCGTTGTGCATTGTTTCCAGACGACCAGCAATATCTTCATGCTTGCTTGGCGCAATCTCAAAAGGCTGAGAAGGATCAAATGCAGGACTTTGTTGCTCTGGCTGATCTTGCTGTGCTGGCTCATTGACAAGATCAAACGGCTGTGACGGATCAAAAGACATGCATTACTCCACCTGATTCCAGTTGCTTCCATCAAACTCGTATGTTTTGCCATTCTGCTTGGCTCTCTGCCCAGCACTGACCTTCTGCCCAGGCTCTTGCTGCTTGCTGCGATTCAGGTAATCGTGCGTCAGAGCGTTATCTTCTAACGGTTTAATTGGGCTGAATTTTTCAGTCTTGCCTTGCGCAACAGCATCACCAAGAGCCATCTTGTCTGCTCTGATATTTGTTCCAAACCAGCCCGTTCCTTCTACTTCCCCCTTCAAATGCCAGTTTGCTGCAAATGCTTGCAGGTCTTGTGGCCTGTGCGATTCTTTTACATAGGCCGCCGCATCTTTAAGGAATTGCGCCTCTCTCGCGCGCTCGTCATCTGTTGCAATATGGTCTTTTGGCTTCTTTGGCAGATAGCTTTTGTAGATAGCTTTTGCATTGTTCTCATCCAGCAGCCCGCGCTTCTCAATAGCTTTTTCTGCGGCAGCATAGTCGCTACTGTCCAGTTGCCCCCTGTACGCCTTGAGCTGAACCGGATCAGTAAAATCACCATTGATTATCTTGTTATCAACTTCTTTTTTTACGTCAGGGATTGTTTCTTTTGCGAACTCACCACCAAGCGCATTAAGGTTACGCGCATCAGAAATTTGTTTTTGCAGTCTGTATCCAGCTTCAGGATCAACTGTCACCAGTTTCTGCACGGTTTCATCTGGAACTTTTGCAATGTCCCCGCCGCTGGCAAGTGACTTGTATACGCTGTCACGGATTTCTTCAGCCGCCTGTCGCTTTACATGCTCCACTTCCCCATAACGCTCCTTGATGCGACTGACATACTTTTCCTCGTCATCGCCGGAGAACTTGTCACGCGCGCCCTGCAGTGCTTCGGAATAGGTGACGCCATTACCAATCAGCTCATCAGCGTAAGCACCAGCAGTTTCATCAATGACCTTGTTATGCACCCACTTTTCGGCTTTGGCGCGCAGTGATGCATCAATCTCGCCGCCATGCGCTTGGAGATAACCTTGCACACCTCCCACTGAATCCTGATCCATGGCATTTTGCAGGATGCCGCCATGCAGTTTTTCAAGATCCTTGGAGTTTTGCGCCTGAATCCAGACATCATCGTAGCCTTTACGGTTTGCAGTAAAAGCATTCTTGGCCTTGATGTCAGCGATTGACTGGTTGACGATCTGCGGACGCGAATCATTCAGCGCAGCATCCATTGCCACCTGCTTGGCAGAATTGATCTCAACATCCAGCGCCACTTCACGCTGCTGGGTGACGTGACTGGTTGCCCAATCCAGCATGTTGGTACGCTGCTGCATGGCTTTCTGGTCGAACAACTGCACAGCGCGCGGATCTTTAAGGTCCTTGATGTACTTGCCTGCGGTTTCTGCCATCCATGCATCAGCTTCCTTGTCTACACCTTCAGCGTTTTTTCCTTGTCGCTGACGCCATTCATTTTGCTTTCCAATAACTTCACGCTGGTAATTAGACTGTGCGCGCAACGCTTCCTCTGCTGCTGCACGCTCGCCCTCTTTTTCCTGAATCTTGATGTATGTTCCAGCAAGGTCTTCTGCCTCCCTGAACGTATCAGATGCGCCAAACGCCCTTGCACTAATGCCGCCCACTTGCTGCTTGGCATTGTCTACCGGAGCGCGATCAACTTGCGGTGAGTTGTAGACTGGAATTGATGGCATTAAGGTGTACCTGTCTTGTCGCTGACAGTCGTAACTGCTGGTTTATCTTTCCATAGGTTTGCCCACGCATCAGAAATAGTCCCTGATCCAGATCCACCAGCGTCCATATAGGATTTCCCGCCAGCCATCAAGCCATCCATCAGCGGATTGATATTGTCTGCTGCACTGCCATACATATCCGAAGTGGCGTTGTAGTTGCCGGTTTGAATATCCAGCCCCCACTTTTCCATGCGCGAATTTTGCAGTATCTGGTTCGTGTCACGCTTGCCCATGGCGTCGGTGTCTTGCAACAATGCCAGCGCGGACCCTTCGCCAATATCAATGCCTCTGCTGGCCAGTGTTGCTACCTGCTGGCCTTTAACCTGGGCGACTTTCTGCATGTGATCCTGCGCAGCAGCGCGCCCACGCTTGGCAGCATCTTGCGCCTGGTAGTTGGATGCAATGGCGTTGTTCTTGGCAATGTCGCTCTGGTATTCAGCCTGCGCTTTCTGTGAACTGCTTTCGTTCATAGCGCCAAACATAGCTATGGCAGCCGGTATCAGTGCAACGTAGCACATGCTTTCTCTCCCATTGCGAACGGATAAAACGGAATTTTCATAGCGCCGTAATTGATCGGAGTATCAAAACGAAAGCCTAACCACTTCAGCCAGCGCAGGCTTTTCTGGTTGCGTGCATCGACGTAATTGCGCAGCCCACCGGGAAACAGGTCATACATGGATTGCAGGCATTCTCTGCCTATCACTAATGGCGCGCGCTTGTGTTTGTGATCAAGTAGCGTTGTGCCTAACATCCACGGACACCCGATTTGTTGAGCTGCATCAATCATTGAAACGCCATAAATGCAGACAAGGCCATCCTCGCATTCGACGGCCTTGCATAACATGCTGCCAAGATAACTCAGCCGCAGTGTCTGATAAACACGACCAGCACCAGCAAGGACTTCATCGTAATCAGCAGCACGCATTGACTGAAATAACGTATCGACGTCACCAATGGTCGCATCGCGCACTGTGTAGATGCGCCCATTAGCCGCTTGCTGACAGGTCATAGCTGATTGAAATGATTGTGATAGGTCTGCCGGAATCGTTTGTGATTGTCACAGAGCAATCATCTTGCCACCCGGATAACAATGGAACCTCGATAACGTCAGCATCATGGCGTGATGGCGTTCCAGTCATCAGCGTATTTGAGCGAAGTGTATGATCAATCATATCGCCACCGGTTGGCCCAACAGATATGCCGGAATCACCAGCAATACGCAGCCATACTTTATCCACATTCTTCAGCGCACCAACACCGAAAGCTGGATAGCGTTCCAGTATTTGCGGCAGAGTGTTGATCTCTTCTTCCCGACGATAACCCAGCACAACAAGACTGTAATCGTTGTCCAGCGTGACAGCGCCAGCAGCAACAGTCACATCAGGATGCCAGCCGCCATCTGCCAGCACGTTCACTGTTTCCCCTTCCAGATGCCACAGGCCGGATATTGTTGAAACAGCAGCACCATCCCATACAGCAGCGCAATCAAAAAAACACACCGTTTCACTAGGCGACATGCGCTCTATAGTGCGGCATTCAACGCCGTTCAATGTTCGTTTCACTACCGCATAAAGATCATTGCTCATCACGATGTTCCAACTGAGAGTGATATGTAATCAATATCCCCCGTAAATGGAAAATAACCGCTGTAAAATTGGCCAATAGTCATTGGATGCGGATCAGTACGCCATCCGATGTCTGTCAGACTGTTAAATGTCCCTGTTGTTATAGATCCATAGTTGATTGACGCATCAGGAGGCGCCCATTGGTACTGTGTTGTTTCCTCGTCATTTACTATGCAGTACCAGTCACCGTTTACATGCCTTCCGAATTCTACTGTGTAATCCGTACCAGACGAGAATGTTGCGAACATCAACAGTGATGATTGCCATGTTCCACGGACGCCATGATAAAACTTCAAATACGTTCCGGTTATTCCAACGGAAAACTCAATCGGATCGCCTGATGAAATACCTGTATTCGTTACAGACACAATACAATGCGTCGAGGATATTGTTCCATTGAACTTGAATGAAAACTGAAATGCATTGGTTCCAATCTCAAATCCTGACTGCCCTGACTGGATATAACCGCCCGAAGATACGCTGAGCTTATTGCTGGAAATTGCAGCAGATCCTGTTGCCGTCCAGGTTATACCTGCAACACTATCTGCAGGAACAGAGCCGTTTGCCTGATTGAATCCAAGCGACATCTTCGCTACTAGATTGTCCGCTTCAAATGGTTCTTCATCTGTATTCACTGGCACGACAGCAGTTGTGACAACCGCAGAATAGGCCGTCGCAATGCTCTCAAATAGTCCATTGGTATCATGCTGGTGATACGCGATAACCCGCTGTTCAGGCATGTACGTCGCACCAACCAAAACGCCATCATCACGCACTGCCCAAATAACAGGCTCGCTACCACGCTGAAAAGCAAGATCAACAATAGGACTTTCAAACAGATGCGGAGCCATAACGCTGATGTTTTGTGCTTCATAGCTGTTTTCCACGTCGCCTTTATAGACCAATTCACGCAAGGCATTGCCGCCATTCTCGACAAAGATTGCTGCGCGGTTTGACATAACAGGCTGCACAGTAGCGGCACCAATGTAGGACTGCGCTTTTGCTGATGCTGTTGTTGGTGTCAGTACGTCGCCTTCGGCCCGTATCCGGATCTCACCGCCACTGGTGAGCAGCACAATGTCATTCAGCGATACAGCGTGCAGGATCGTGCTGGCCTCATTAGTCTTGGCCGTGATCATGATCGAATCGTCGGCCCGCACAGGGAATGATGAACTGATATTGCTTTCGGTGTATGGCTTCGTCAGCCAAACGGTTTGCGGACGGTTGCTGGTGCCAGCAAACAACTTGCGCTGGTCGAAGTAGGTGACAGCAGCAGGATTGTCATCAGCAAAGTAATTCGACCCTTCTGGTGGTGACTTTGTAAGATCGGCAATAATGTTCTTGTCAGTGAACCTTGGTGATCTTGTTTGCCCAACATAACCATAATAATTACTTACGCCTTGGCGCTTGTATACGTTGTATCTGCTGATGCCAGTAACGCGCGTCCACTTCAGCCGGATAGCATTGCCTTCATGACTAAGATCAGCCATTGCACCGCACTCGCGGCAGTAAGACGGGCCAGTGACAAACGTAGCCCGGCCAGATGTACGGACAGGATCGCCATTCACATCAAGAAGAGTGTAACGATCAGTTGAAGCATGGACCACTTCATTAACCGTAAACAACTCGCCTTCTAGATCCTCCCAGCCAGCAGGCATGTCAGTAAGAACAACCTCATCACCCTCAGACAAATCCAAACTAACCAGGTTAAAAATAGCATGATCTTCCTGATCCGCAGTCGGAGCAGCAATGGCTGGCGTTAATGGAGTGTCTTCATACTGCGCTTGCCAACTAACCACGTCACTGATCTTGTTGGTCGCATCATTACGCGCTTCCTTATTCGGAACCGATGGCAAAGACTCTTCATGGCCATCGTCTGAAATTGCTGTCACCGCATAACTGTAACGCGATGCTGCTGGATGCGTTGACCCTTGTACGGTAGCTGACAACCCTGTTGGTATCTCAAGAATACTGGCGGGATCGAAGTCGATGACCTCATGCGCCCAACTGACTACATCACCGGCCAGCGAACGGCTCAATGTTGCAGCAGGATAATCGGGATGCGCGAACGTCATCACATCCAGCGATTGCACATACCGCAAATCGAACAGATCCGCTTCGTCGTATGGTGTGACAACCTCATAGACCTTGTAGCATTTTGCAGTTGCCGGAACAGATATTGGCAGCGTCAGTGATGCCGGATCAATGTAATTGCCAAGCTGGTCCATCAAGTGGAAACTGGAACTGCTCTGCACGTCAGCATTGAAATACCGACCATTCACGCTGGCATGCGTTTCTGCAATGTAAAAGGTTTCATTGTTGGCGCCAAGGTTTGCGTATGCCCCTGCCGATGCAGGATTGACAGTCACCAGCACCCGCCCGCCGTCATCAATGATTGATGTTATAGGCCTGTCAACGTCCAGCTCGGTGCCAAGGTTTGTATGAAAGCGCGCATACAGATGGCCCATCTCGATGATCATTGAATCTTCGGTGCTGAATTGAAACTTGATCAGTCTTGCCTTGCGATCATTGAACTTGCAGAAATTCAGGAACTGCAATCCACCGCGCGACTTTGCAGGTCCGTGCGGACGGATGATCATATTCAAGCACTTCATCAGCCCGGTCTGCATCTTGTCCAGGTCAATGCGCCCAAACAGCTCTGGCGTTATCTCACCGCCGGCGAATGACCGTGACAGCGTGCGTGTTCCGCTCATCTGTTGCGCAACCAGACAGGTTTGTGATCAACCGGAACCTGCTTCCTGCTCATGGCGTCAACTGCCAATGCACTGCTGATTGACTGCTGCGCAATCCTTTGCAAACCTTGCAGGACAGCAGGAGCAGGCTTCATCACCGGTGCAGCAAGGTAATACGCAAGCTGCCGTGACAATGCTTCAGCAAACATCGGTGAGAAATTGCCTGATGTCACTTCGCTGGTGGTGTACATCAGCGAAACGTCAGGCTGATTGCAGAAGATCAACTGTCCTTCCTGAATAAAGTCTATGCCTTCATTGTCCGACGTGGCGCCAGATGGCAGCACAGTGAACGCTCTGACGCAACTCGATGGCAAAGTGTACGAGTACAACCATTGCTCGTTCGGATCTTCCTCAACAAGACTCAGCGCCGTCCTGCGCATAGCAAACTGCCATGGCATGCAGAGCAGCTGGCTCAATGCTATTGGATAGAATCTGGCGCAATGGATCGCATAAGCCCCGCCGTCTGGTGGATCAATCGAAACAACAGAAGGTGCGGCACCAAGATGGCACAACGCCATATTGCAGATGTCAGCCTTGCTGGTCATAACATGCCGCCAAACTTGTAGCAGACAGCACGCATGCGCCAGTCAGCCTTTTCTGATTCCTTGGAATCATGCAGCCCTTTCTTCTTGATGGTGATCCTGCCAGCAGAAATTGCACTGCCGCCCGTTTTCATTACCACCCTGGTTGCGTCATAGTCGCAGCCAAACTTGTCAGCATGCGCGCCAAGGACAGACAGATTCAGCACGTCTCCAACAGTGTAGCCATGCGTTGTGCCGCCAGTATCACCAACGCAAACCAACTGCAAAACCACCAGATCAGGAACAGCGCCAAGGCCATGATTGAATGCGGCTGACTCGTCATCATTTGCGGTTATTGGCCAGTCAAATCCAGCATCTTCAGTAGCATCCGTCGCAGTGGTGTACATCGTAAGTGACGGAAGAGAATCAGCCACTTCAGCAGCCAACTTTGCTAGAGTGACATAGCCATCAGCCATCTTACTGCGGCCTGCAGCGTTGGCAGACAAGAATCCAGCGGCCATCTTGTAACGGCCAGCAGTGTCATTCGACAGAATGCCATCCACCAGCTTGTCGTTTGTCACATTGGCATCAAGAATCTTGGCGGTTGTCACTGCGTCATCAGCAATGTTTGCGGTCAGCACAGACCCAGCAGCAGAAGACAACGCAGCAATTTCTGCGCGTAACCCGGCGGCAGTTGATATTGTTGCTGCCAGCCCCTGCATGTACAGCGTCATGACAACACTGCCCGGATCAATCAAATCACTGACAGCGAGGCCACTTGTTGTTTCACCAACTTTCAGACAACGATCAACCTGGGCCTGCATCTGCTGAATGATCAGCGTCATGCGATCCATCCAGTCTTCTATGGTTCCAGCCCTGAATGTTGTGGCATTACGGAAATCGGTTTCTTGGATCGCAGCTATATTGCTGGAAATGTATATCTCATAGCCGTTACCGGGAGCGGCGCCAAATGTCAGCGTTCCGCCAGGATTCGCATCCTGATCGGCATTCAACGCGACAGTGTAAGAAGGCGATGTATTTGCCGTAGTCCCGTCATCAGTGATAACGCGAAGATCGTCAGTGGAAAAGCACTTGAATGCAAACGAGTATTGGGTTTCTGTGCCGTCGCCGGTATAGCGCACAAAAGAATCGGTTGTGGTAATCGTCATCATGCCACCTCTGCTTTCGCCAATAATCACAGCAAAGCCATACAAGATGCGCCCATCACCGAGCGTAAGGGTTGTGTTCCTTTGGCTTCTGGTTGCTGGCCATGGCGCGCATGGATCGCTTCTGTACAGGGAAGGCAAAGGTCAATGCCAGCGCATCAGCTTTGTCAGGTGAGCGCCCGATCTGCTGCTTGATGATTGCCTTCTCGACCACGCGAATCTTGTCACCTTGGAAAGCATAGGTCAGCGCGCACAGCTCTTCCTTCAGCTCTCGATCATCAGGAATTGAACCGCCAGCCTTTACCCACTCTGCCATTTCAAACAGGATTTCACTGCGTTTGTTGAAGTATCGGTAATCACTGGCCTTGCCGGAGAACATCACGCCGATAGGTGAATGGCCAAGGGATCGCATAGCATCAATCACCCCTGCACCATAGCCACCCGTTTCATCAACAAAGAATGCGTCAGCTTGTTGCCTGGTATGCTCATCAATGAACTGCTGCGCAATCAGCATGGTGTCAGGTATCCGCATGGATCGCAGATCAAAGCACTGCCTGCCTTGCCTGCGTGCAATCACCGTCGCGTCATCTCCCTGCCTTGCCACGTCACCGCCAAGCACCACAGGCGCATTGGCAATGGCGTCACGCTTGTAAGCCCGCTTGCATGCCGCTTCCACTTCCTCGATCCCCAGCAGCGCATTGAAGCCAGTTGGCGGGAACTTGCCGAGAATAGTCGCCATCACCCACGGGTTATCCATCCCGTAGATGTCAATAATTTCCTGCGCATGCTCAATGCTTACCCTTGGCGTGCGCTTTGGATCTTTAGGATCCGCCGTTATGGTGATGATCGTCCACGAATCAGCCGCTTTAGTGCATGACTCATACAGCAGGCCATTGGTGCTGGTAGGGTTTCCTGCCTGAATGATGGCCGCATCAGTAGGAGATCCAGTAAAGATTTGCGTTGCCGCGCGACCAACAGCAACAGGCATATCACCGGACTCATCCAGCAACACAAAAGGAAATTGACTGTGCAGGCCAGACAATGCGCGACCTATTGCTTCAGCGTCAGCATCCTTGGCAAACGACCTTGCCGACAAGAACCATGTTTCAGGATGCTCATTGGCATAGATCTTTGTTTTGGTCCATGTGAATGCAGCAGACAGGAACGCACTGCGAGTCTGCCACTTCGACAATTCAGCCCATAAGTTATCAGCAAGGTTGTCGCTGGTGATTGATAGTGCCGCGCCCTTCGGATGCTCGCCCTTCGCAGCAAAGCACGCAAGCCGGTGCCAGCCCATCCATGCCAGAACAGCAGACTTTCCGGGGCCGGTACATGCTTTCATGCACAGCCTGCGCTTCGGATTGAATGATCCACCCAGCGAATTCATGGCATCAATCTGCCATTCGTCAGGCGTCGCCCTGAAATTATCAACGACGAAACTGACCGGATCAGTGCGCCATTTGCGGATTTTAGCTACTGCTTCTTGGCTCATTACTCAGCGCCAGCTTCTGTAATCAGCGTCTCAATGCCTATCTTGCCGGAATGCTCAACATCAATCTTATCCCCATACTTCTTTGGCGCCCACTTGCCAAGCAATCGCATTCTGGTGTCAATCCGTAGCCGCTTATGCTGCACCGCACCGCTATCATAGGCGCCGGTAATTGGGTTCATTGGTGGAACTTCATCAGCAATCATTACGCATTCATCAGCTATGGCGTCATGGCCTATCTCATACGCGCGCGCGGAACGGCTTGATATTCCGTCAATATCGTCAATCACCCATGCCCTAAACGTATCAGCTTGAGGCATACCTACATCAGTACAGATTGACGCCAGTGATCGCCCTTTGGCCAACTCTCTGCAAATGTAGTCAGACTTCTCTCTGGTGTACGTTGATGGCCTCCCCGCCTTCTTTGCGGCAACAGGCTTCTTAACCGGCTTCTTCTTACTGGCTGTCTTGGTTGCCATCCGTCACCACCTCTTGCTTAACCTTGTAAACTTCTGGATAACGCGCCCCATTCAGTATTCCCCGAATGCAGCGCCGTGATACTTCGTACTTGTCTGCCAGTGCGCGATCTGTGATCTTATGCTCAAAATGCAACACACGGATCATCTGCGCGTCAGCGTTTGTCAGCTTTGCTTTAGGGAAGCTCTCCCCTACCCGCTGGCCTCTGTCTGAAATACAAACAAGACGGATTATCCTCATTGCGCAGATCATTCCTTTTCTATCACGCCGACAGATACCACCGCACGTCCTTTGGCTTTCGGCATCATTTCGACTGTCAGTTTTTTTATCTGACTGTCGTCGCGCCAGATACCTGCGTGCGTCATGGAATCAAGGAGCGCTTTGATCGGGTTGTCTATGTCCCTGCGCCTACGGTCTGGCGGATAGAGGTTGACAACAACAACGAGGTCGCCTTGCAGTGGCCTGACAATTCCAGTCAGTCGCTTGATTTCAGTTCGGTATGCAATACCGGCATCACTGACGTACACGATAGGCCTGCGCCCAAAAACTCTGTGTCGCCAGTATGTGTTTATTGACGGCGGATAAGGCAGATCAAATATCATCATGTTGATGTCGCCAGCACTGATGCAGTGACTGCTACTGCGATTACTGCAACAAGGATCACGCTGCCAAGAAGAATCGCGTCACCACGCGCCAATTCTACCGGATCATGCGGGACAAAAACGTTATCGCATGTCGGGCAGACTTCACCGACGACACCGAGTTGTTTGTGACATACCGGACACCACGCCCACTGGCTCATGCTGCATTCCTCGTTTGTTCGTATTCTCCCCACACAGGCAGCGTGCAACCGATTGATGCTGCGAATGCTGCAACCTCGTCCATGTGCCGCGCCATCTCGCCCCTGTCGTACCGCGCATAGGATTTCAGTGCAGGCATAGGCTCGCCAGTCACCAGATCCCGCGACTCGATGCGCGTGCCGAACCTGCGCTTGAGATAGGTTTTAACCGTCTCTTCGTCGTAGTCATTGCCCGGCAGTTTGTTCATGTGCTGCGTGATCAGCCTGATCCAGACGTGTATCAACGCCATCTGCCCCAGTGATTTTTTAACCCCGTCATGCCACTCGATGCTTAGAGGCTTTGACCAGTCCCAGTATTTGCGCAGATGCTCGAAACAAAAAACGAGCTGTTGTTCGTCCCTGCAGACCCATGCTTCGGCCATGTTTTTACGCCTCCATCCAGTATTCGCAGACACTAGCTTTTTCGCCCCAGCGATTCTGTACAGTTATGCGACGACGCTTGACTGTGTGGCCAACAGATTCCAAATCTTTGATGCGCGCGGACAGCTCAAAGATACCCAGCTCTGTCAGTGCCAGCAGGCGGGTGACAGTCAATCCTGATCTAAGCCAGTCCAGCAGGCGCTGTTCTTGCGATTGTGGTTTTTGTTTGCTCATACTATAACTCCTACAAACGCATAGATAAAAAATTCTGTATAGTCGAATGCGATTGCGGAATTATTTTTGTTTTGTGGGTGCGTAGGTCGGTTGTCCTGATCAGGTTTTCTTTGCGCCGAAACTCACGCACCGATGTCGGCGCTTTACCTATCATCATACCAATGTAATCGTCTGAATAACTTTGGTACTCGTCACGAATGGTCTGCTTCTGCTCGTCTGTCATCGCATAGCCTTGGCCGTACTGCCGCGTAAGTGGCTTTTCTTTCAGTCGCTGTGTTCCGCTTGCTTTTTGTGGCCGAACCAAACCGAGTCGCAACCTTGCGAACCGAACCGATGACGACGGACTGCCAAGTATTTCCGCAATTGCGGTGTCGCTGTACGACTCATACAGTTCGCGCAATTTGTTTTCTTCCCACTCGCTGTATCTTGCCCCTGCTCGATTTGCCATTTCAGTTTTCTCCCTGCTGTAGCTGTCGTGTACGTTCCTTGTCAAGCCACTCAGCGCGATCTCTTGCTGACTGACTCAGGCCCATTCGGTCTGCAAACTCTACGAACGTCCCGTATTCGTGCGCCAGGCGCAGCTCTGCATCAGTCAGCATTTCCCACCCCGCGTTGCAGCAGCTTTGCTTGCGTTCATGCCTGCACCAAGGAACCCGGTGTCTTTTGCAGACTCTGAGTATTTCTTTGCCCTTGGCTCGTGCAGCGGGATTCCTGTTGCGCCGAACGGAACAACTGTCACCGGAATACCGGCTGAGTCTTCTGCAATCTGTCGGGACTGCTCGGCTTTCTGCGCAATGGATTGGACCGCGGAATAAGTTGCGTGTGTAAAAGTTTTCATGCGGCCTCCAAGTCATCAACGTGAACCAGTTGTGCGTCGTCATCACCGATGGCCAGATACACAAACTCGGAATCGTATTCCGCGATGATCGTGGTCGTGATGCCTGACCAGATAACCCTGTCCCCTGTTCTCATTGCATGATCTCCCGCAGTTGGCTGATGCGCGCATGGCGCTCGGTAGGTGGTGGTAATTCTCTCGGTGGTGCCGGCAAAAATTGCCTGTGCGCGGCTGTGGCGTAGCGTCTGGCACCGGAAAGGATCAGGCCGATGTTCGGCCACTGCCAGTCAGTCTCACCGTTTGCGGCCATGCCCTGCGCGTTCTTGATGGCCTTGGCTAATTCCTCTGGCGTATGCGCGGCAATCTCATCTGCCCAAAGTTTTTTTGCAGCCTGAATATCCAGATCCGTAGGCCACTGGCTTGCAAACTTGCTGGCGCCGTACACGCCGCGAATCAAACTGAAAAAGTGGTCAATCTTGCGATTCATCACAGCCCCCATGCCTTGCGTTCTTCATCGGTCATGTCCATCAGTGGCGCGTAAAACTTTTCGGCCTGCTGGTTTTTGTAATCCTGTGTGCGCTCTGCGCTGGTTTTGCCGTCCTTGTCGGCAATCCAGTCAGCCTTGAACGAACACCAGTTGCGAGCAGTGGCGATTGCGATGGCTTGCGATGTTGTGATTCCAGCCTTTGCCGCTTCTCGCTCGATCATGGCAATAGCCGTAGCGGTGATCGGTGATTTTTTTGCTTTGCGAACAGTCAGAAAATCTCTGGCTACCTGCTCGTCCATGCCCGGTATGTTTTCCAGCAAAGCCATTGCCGTTGACTTCGGAACAAGCACGGCAACCGCGGTAGCGGGTGCAATGGTTTTTTGTTCTGTTTTTATTTCTTGGTTATTGGTTATTGGTTCTTGGTTCTGGTTAGCATTGCGTTCGTTATCCGTTGGCAATGCGTTCGCATCGTCTTTTCTCCAGCGTTTACTAGCGGATTCTTTTGCTTTATCAGATTTGGCTTTGTATTCGCCAATTACTCGGACGGCTCGTTTGTTAACCCACTCGCCATTTTCCAGCTTGAAAAATTCTCGCAATACAATGGCAATGCGTTCGCTATGCGTTCGCATACGGATAAGCCTAGCAATCTCGTCTATTGATTCCGGCAGGTTTATCTCGTTCAGGTAGATGTAGTCCAGCATCCTGCGATAGATTAAGTCTTCTATCTCGTCTAGGTGCTGAGTGTGACTGGCATAGTCGCCTACATGAAAAGGATAGTGGTGCATCAGACAGCATCCTCCAAATCAACCAACCTTACGCTTAGAACGAACCTGCTCCGGCCCATACACATCGGGACGCAGCCTGTGCTTACTGACGCCAGTGGCATTCTCTACGATCTGGCAGTAGGAAAATGGGATCTTCCTGCGGCCTGTGACCAACTGACTGATGAAACTCGGATGGACGCCCAGAAGCCTTGCCATGGCTACTGCGCTACCCATGCGGTCTACCGCTTCTACGATTGCTGTTGTCATTGTCTGCACCTCTGCAGAAGAACGATAGCAAAAGCTATCCGCACGGTCAATAGCATTATCAATATAAAATTATTTAGCAGAAGCTATTGACGCATCCGATAGCCCTTGCTATTGTTCCCACGTCAACCACGGAGAACACAGCCATGCCAATCAAAGCAAAACGAGAAAACGGACTATGGGTAATCACTGCCATAGTAGGCGGCAACGTCGAAGAGTTCGCAGGCTTCCGCCTGCGCCAAGCCATCGAACTGTTCTACCGCGCGCAGGCACGCGCATGAGCAGATTCGACATGGCCGCGCGCGCTCAGACTCGCATCGACTACTCGGCACCGGCAGAAATGCCGGACGCTACAGATGATCCGGCCTGCGCAGAATGCGGAAAAACAGAGTGGTCCTTATGGCAGCGCGGAGACTCAGAGCAAGGCCCAATTTTCCAGTGCTGCAAATGCGGCACAAAACAAGAGAGGTAACACAATGAATAATGTTGCAGTGATAAAACAGCCATCAATCATGGCGTCAATGGCCGCAAAATTTAACGTCCCTGAAACCGAAATGCTTTCAACGCTGAAAGCCACCGCTTTCAGGGGCCAGGTATCTGATGCGCAAATGACAGCTTTGCTGATCGTAGCAAACCAGTATGGCTTGAATCCATGGACCAAAGAAATCTACGCCTATCCAGACAAGAACAACGGCATCGTGCCTGTTGTTGGTGTCGATGGCTGGTCGCGCATCATTAACGAACACCCGCAGTTTGATGGATTAGAGTTTATCCAGGATGACGAAAGCTGCACATGCGTTATCTACCGCAAGGATCGCAGTCACCCAATCAAAGTCACTGAATACAAAAGCGAGTGTGATCGCAAATCAGGCCCATGGTCATCGCACCCAAAACGCATGCTGCGCCACAAGGCATTGATCCAGTGCGCTCGTTTGGCCATGGGATATGTAGGCATCTATGACGAAGATGAAGCTGAACGCATCACAGAAAAAGACGTTACGCCTCGCCCAACTAATTCGCCAGCTCCAACACCTGCGCCGGTTGCCAATTATCCAGCGGAAGATTTTAACACTCACTTTTTTAAGTGGGCAGCACTGATCCAGCAAGGCAAGAAAACAGCCATCGAAATCATCAACATGATTGAAAGCAAAGCACCACTAACCGAAGCGCAGCGCGATGAAATAATGGCCGTCAGCGCACCAATCGAAGGAGAAATAGCGTGAAGATTCTTACTCTAATCCAAGGAACCGCTGACTGGCATACGCATCGTGCCAGCCATTTTAATGCTAGTGACGCACCTGCAATGCTTGGCTGCTCGCCGTACAAAACTCGCCAGCAGTTGCTTGCTGAAATGGCAACAGGATACAAGCAGGATATTGACGCCAGCACACAGCGCATCTTTGACGCAGGCCACAAATATGAAGCACTGGCTCGCCCATTGGCTGAATCCTTTATCGAGGAAGAACTGTATCCAGTTGTCGGATCAGAAGGAAAACTGTCTGCATCATTTGACGGTTTAACAATGGATGAAACTATAATTTTTGAACACAAGAGCCTTAACAAAGAACTGCGCGCAATCATGGAATCAGGTTGCTCTGGCTCTGACCTGCCCAAGCATTACCGGGTACAGATGGAGCAGCAGCTCATGGTATCCGGCGCTGAAAAGTGTTTGTTCATGGCGTCAAAATGGAACAGCAGCGACCAGATGGAAGAATACTATCACTGCTGGTATCACCCTGATGCAGACCTGCGCGACGAGATCATGCAGGGCTGGACACAGTTTGCAGTTGATCTTGAGAATTACCAGCATGTTGAAGTCGCAGCAGAAGCAGTAGGCCGCGCGCCTGATGCGCTCCCCGCCCTGCGCATAGAAGTAACAGGCATGGTTACAGCGTCCAATCTGGAAGCATTCAGGGCCGGTGCTGACATGGTTCTTGGCAGCATTAACCGCGATCTTCAAACAGATCAGGACTTTGCTGACGCAGACAAGGCCGTTAAGTTTTGCAAAGAAGTTGAAGTCAATGTGCAGGCAGTAAAGAAAAACGCATTGAGTCAGACCGCAGACATTGACGAACTTTTCCGCGCACTGGATAGCGTTGCAGCAGAGTCGTGCAAAATCCGCAAAGAGCTGGAAGGATTGATCAAAGCGCGCAAAGCAAACCTGCGCAATGAGATCCAGCAGGAAGCAGAGCTGGCATTCCGTGCGCACACAGACACGATCAATGCCCGGTTGAAGCTGGTGCAGTTGCCGTACATCAAAGCAAATTTTGCTGATGTTATGAAAGGCCTGAAGTCTTTTGACAGCATGCGCAACAAAGTTGCTGATGAGCTTGCTCGCGTGAAGATTGAAGCCAGTCGGTTGTCGGAACAGATCGGCAGCAATCTGGACTTCTTCACTCGCGTGGTCCAGAGCCATGAGCGCCACCTGTTCCATGATCTTGCCAGCCTGGCACTGAAGCCACAGGCAGACATGGAAGCGATTATCAAGACGCGCATCCGTGAAGAGTCAGACCGCATTGATGCAGTAGCGCAAGCCAAGATTGACGCAGAGAAATCGGCTGAAGCTATAGCAAACCAGCAGGCGCAGGCAGTAATAATTGCAGCAGCAGAAAAGCCTTCTGGATCTCCACCGGATATTGCAGCCATGCTTGATATTGGTTCGCCATTGAAAGAAACGCCAGCCGTTATGGGCATGCCTGGCATTGTCGAAGTGGAAAAAATCAAGCGCCCTACTGACGAGCAAATTGTTTTCGCTATCGCCACGCAATTCGGCACTGACTCAATCACTGCAAAGCAATGGATCTTGGAAATGGACTTCTCTGAAATGCGATGTTCAGCATGACCAACGAACGGAGTGATTGACCATGAGCGAATTGTTAGGCGTAAACAAGACCGATACACAATACTTAAATAGAGGAAATAAGATTTTATGGGCAGAACCGAGTGGACTATTAGATTTTTGTTGCGATGCTTTAAGCACAGCAAGCGAAGGTACTACCACCACATGAGCTGGCATGATTACGCAAGGAAACCGGAAGATGTTGCAGATAACTTAGTTGGATTTGTTTATGAGGAATAACCTTGTAACTATTTTCCACTGCGCCGAATGCGGAATGGCGCTAACGATTGCAGACAGTGGCTCTGCGATAAAGCCTGATTTATCTACGCTGTGCATGGAGCCTAAACTAGATACCGGTGCGGCAATACACGTTACGCGAGTATCAATTCTTCCATGCTACAAATGCAAGGATAAATACTCTAGGCCGGCTCGCGCTATTGCCGATGCAATTAAACAGCTTGGCGCGCTAGATGGAGTTGACGCATAACGCCTGAGTTAAGCCGCGCCGTAGGCGTCGGCTTGAATGAATTGTTAGCTGGCAGCGAGCCAGCATGGAGAACGAAATGCGAACTGATTTTGAGAATCTGCAAGACGGCCAACGGATAATACTCTTTCCAAATGGTGCGAATCCGATCCACAAACAGCCGAAGGTGGCCACGTATTCAGGCGGCTATTTCTTCTGCGACGGCAGCGACCCGATAGATGGGCCGGATTACTATTTTGGCGATGTGTTTGTATACAGCGACGGCTTTGAGGTCTTGCCAGCTAACCATGGAGCTGAGAGGCAGTGCCGCTAGGCACTGTCCAGCCGCAAAGCGGCGATTCTCCAGCGACTTGTTATGTGTCACCGATTAAGGGGTATTTTGTGATTAAAGATGAAACAGGACAGAGGTACTGCCCACACTGCTCAAAGCCGCTTCCTTGTGGCTGCCATTTTGGGCTATCCAGCGACGAGCTTATGGACAGGCTTTCGACACGACTTGGAATTGCAAGCGGCATGGAGTCTGCCGAAGAAAGGTGGCAATGCGAAACATTTAAGCGACGCGTTTTGAGAGCGGCAATTCGCTTGGCAGAATCGCAGTGACACATAACCCACGCATAAGGGGCGGCGTAAGCCGTCCAGCGTAGCGGCCTTAATGCGGTTGTTATATGTCACGAACACCAATTAAAGAGGAAATTACATGAGTGGATCACTGGCGCACTTGAT